ATATTAGAACCTGTTATCCCATCAAAATTAGGAATGCTTGCATATGCAAATACTGGATTTGTTGCAGTGCCTGTTCCTGGTGATGTTGTTGGTGCTCCTCTAAATCTATAAGTTGTTCCACTAGTTAAACCATGACCTGGCGAAAATACATTTATTATTCTAGACCCAGCTGCATAAGTTTCAAAACCGTTGTCAGTTATTCTAACTGTAGTAATTGGTTCAGTTCTTCCTGGTCTAACATTTCTTAATGCAACACCGTCTGCTGAAATAGGTTTTGGTTCTAATTGTGGTTGTTTAGGTTCAAATTCTGAAACATGCACTAACGCACCATTCCATTCTCTAACCATTTCTGTATATGGAAATTGCATTCCAGATCTATCTGAAATTGCTATTGATCTTTTTCCTGATGCGTATTTTGACATTATGTTCCTGGGTAATAAGCTTTAGGTGTAATATATGTACTAGAAGCTGACCCATCCTCTGCTAATGCTCTAGCTAGTTCATCTTCATAGTATAATTTCATTTGTTGAACTAACTGTGGTTGATATTTTTGTGCAAGATAAAACGCTAAACCTGAAACCATACAAGGTACAAATCTAAATGGTATATCACCTGCGTTTGTATAATCTCCTGCATCTTGAATTCTTTTTATATAATAAAAATGCATATCTTTAGATGCATTAGTTGAATCTGGTGTTGGATAAACGTGTATTCTAACTTTATCAATAAATCTTTCAACCCAATATTGATTAGGTGTACCTTTTGATAATTTATTAGAAAAACCTGCGTAAGTAGATCTATCTACTTTTGTCATTGGTGAATCTGATTGAGTTGTTTGAGTTCTATTGGATCTTAATTGTGCCTCAAGAACATCGGACATTCCATAAATACCATTTGTTGGAGTTGTCGTTGCAGAAGTTCCATCAGAACTTGCTCTAAAAAAATCGTAATCAGATTGACCTTCGATTAAATCAATATTAGTTTCATCTATTTCCCAATAGTGAATACCTCTATTACCCCATTCTTGAAAAAGAATATTAAGTGATCTTCTTGCAGATTTTAATTGATAACCTGCAACATTTTGTAATCCAATACGTTCGAAAGCTTCTTCTACTATTTCATCAATAGCAAAAGTTTTATCGAATGTTGCTGTTCCCGAAGTGGTATTAGCCATTTAAACTCCTAAGCGTCTAGGTATACTGTCAAACCTGTTATATCACCTTGATCCATTGGAAGAAAACATCCATTAGTAAATAAAACCCCATCATCAGGAATGTAAGGATCTAAATCACCTGCGTCTGCAGGTATAGTCATTACAGTAGTTCCTGTGCTTGAAGTAGTTTTAAATAAAAAATTGTCTGCAGATGATATTACTCCATGCATACCTTTTACTCTAGTTCTACCTGCAAATAAAACAGCATGCATACCAGTTGAAGTTACTCCTGCAGTTATATCCGTTGTAGCTCCTCCGTTTCCAGTTATGCTTGTTACTGTGTTATAAAATTTAGTAGAAGTTACTGTAGCTCCACCGGCTCCACCTGTAATATCCTCAGTTATACTATCACCATTATGATCAGTTCCAATTACTGTGTATGTTACACCTGAGTTATCATCACCTGAACCTGAAGTTAAAGTAATTTTTTGAACGGTGCACGAACCATCATCAGCTTGTGCAAAAGTTGCTGCTGCGGCTGTTAAAGTTAGCGCTCCTCCATCTGATGCATCTTGTTCTGATGCTAAAGTGGTTGCACTTGTTGCAGTTCCTCCAGTTGCAAATCTTGCTTTTACGTCTGTTGCCATTTTTGTTTCTCCTTAAAATTAATATGTGGGGCCGAAGCCCCACACTAATTATTTATTACGCTGCAAATACGAATGCACCTTTAACTTGAGTTGTTTCTCTAGCTAATGATGATGCGATGTGCCATGTACCATCTTCATAACAAATGAAAGCAATCTGTCCACCAAGCGTCAACAAATTAGTTGCTGCGTTAGCTGGTGTGAAAGTTAATTTAGTTTCACCTGCTGCTGAAGTATCAAAAGTTACTTCGCTTGAACCTCTTGATTCAATAACTGAACCAGTTGCCCAAACATCTGAACCAGCTGCATCAAAAACTAATGTTGCTGTT